ATTCGGGCGACTACTGCACCAACTGCCATTTTTACGCCTTTCCTGCCTTATCGAGATGATTTTGCAAATCTCGTTTAAGATCTTCTAATGCTTTGGCTACTTCTTTTTGGATTCTTGGACGTTCTTTGTCTACAATTTTCCAGACAAGACGAGATGCTTTACCAAACCAATTCAGTCTTTCAATGAAGATACCAGTTTTTTTGTTTCTACCTGATAGTTCAAATACTCGACCAGCATCTGATTTGTTTAACAATGCTCCAGCTGAGGTGGTGTAATCACCTTTAACGCGTCTTTGGCTTCTAGTTTTTGTAATTCCTGCTTTAACTTCACTTGCGTTCCAAGCAGGCCAACCTTTGCCACCCCAAGTCCGTCCATTTGTTGCAGCAATAGGTCTCCAATTACGCATTGGAGTATTTGTAGTACTACTTCTAATATTATCAACTAACTGATGTGCTGCAGATTCTGCATTACCAAGTTCAGTATTGACAAGTTTATTGAATTGCCTTACGGCTTTTTCATCAAACTGTTTCATGGCTTTTACAGTCTCTTCAATTCCAGTTAAGACTACTACTGCTTCTTCAGCCATTATCCACCTTTGTTTTTTTCTTTTAGATAAGCGAGTATGGCTTCTAAAATACCAGGAGGTGAATCTAAAAGATCACTTGTAGGTATTCCAGTTTCCACCGAGATAGACGCAATAGTATACGTTAAACTGTCTCGGTGGATCCGAAATTTGCATCAGAATCCAATTCAGCAGATATTAGTGTATCTAAGAATTCTGGACCAAATGGTTTGACTACAATGTTATTGATCTGCATGGCTTTCCATGCTAACCAATAAATGTGTTCAATTTTTTGTTCTTCACCTATTAGTCGTGGTAGACCTTTACCAAACTGTTGTTCAAATGCAACAATTAGTCTAGGAGTTAGTTTATAACTAGCTTCTAAACCATCAGTTGTTTTTACTTTGATTGCAAGACCGTCCATTGACGTTCCCCCTTATGTAGTAGTTATGACTTGCTAATTGTACCTGATATTGGCCAAGAAACGCTAGCTGTTGCTAACTCTCCTACGGCACCATTTAATGGAGTCCACTCAGATACAAGTACTGAGAATGAATATGCTGGAGAAGATCCATTAACTGGTCGAACAGTCATTGACACTGCGGTTCCAAGTGTTGGATAGATTGTCGCCTCTAGAGCTCCTGCAGCGTAATCCTGATTGAACTCAAGAGAAATATTGTTATCTGCCAAACCTGCAACTCGTGTCCTTGCTGTATTGCCAAATGCAGTAGTTTCAACTACTTCATATGTGGTATTCAAAGTCACAGATGTAACGTATGAGCTAATATCTGTAGTTCCAAATACAACTTGACAGTTAGTAAGAACAATTCTTGCCATTATGCCGTCGCTTTCGTAATTGCTCCGTCAATGTTCCAAGTCACTGAAGCAGTTGCCAATTCACCGACTGCACCATTCAAAGGTGTCCATTCAGATACCAATGCATTAAATGTGTATGAAGGGTTATCAGCAGCTGTTGTTGATCCATTTGGTTTAACTACAACTGAAGTAGTAGATCCAAGCAATGGATAAATTGTTGCTTCAACGCTTGATGTTGCGTAATCTTGATGGAATTCAAGAGTTACTGAGTTATCAGCAAGTCCACCAATACGTGTACGTGCTGCAGTTGAGCTAAATGCTGTAGTTTCTACAACATCGCGGTTAGTTGTCAATGTAACTGATGCAATGTGATCTGAAAGATTCACACCATTGACTGTGATATATGCGTTAGTTAGTACTAAACGGGCCATTGTTATTCGGCTCCCTTTTCTACTTCAGGTTTGGCTTGGATATTACTTGGTGATATATGCATTGCTTCGATTAGTGCCTCAACGTTGCAGTTAGCATCAAGCAATTCTTTTTCGGTGATCTGTTCACCTTTTCTTTTCTTTCCGATAACTAAAATATCGGATGTGATTGTATATGTCATGGTTCTCCTTATCCCCAGACCGTAACTTGATAGCGGTATGATAAATATTCAACATCAGCAGCTTGATATACGCCAGATTGCGCTGAAGTCACTCTAAGAGTATCTACAGCACCATCTAAAGTTTTATCTGATTCAATTGCGGCTTTAATTGAATAGTCGCCAGTACCTGATAAATATTTGTCCAATTTTTCTTGACCTGTTCGCTCTGAGAACCTCTGGACAATGACTAATACATCAATATTAGCTTGATCTAAACCTCTGGCATTGTTAAGATCAAAAGTAAGATCCAACTGACCAATAATGGCAGAAGGTGGTTGAGGATTATCTGGAACTAAATCGTAAACTCTTAAACCATCTATTTCTTGCAAATTCTTTTTTAGTCCATCTCGGACTTCACTAGGAATCATTAGTATGCAAGTCCGTTCATCTTACGAAGAGGACGAATCAAAGCTTCAACATCTGGATCTAGTCGTGATGTTAATCTAACTGTTCCCATATCTACAGAACCTGCAACGCCAAATGGCGATTGTTTACGAATAAATAATCTAGCGGCTTGTAGTTTGCAAGCTGTTTGTATTTCATACGGAATGCTTGACCAACCCCAAATTCCTTGCACTCTTAAAGTTTGTGGCAATTGTGCAGGAAAAATGTATGCTCCAATTGCAATTAAACGAGTATAAGGCCAACCTCTACGTGGATTGTTGATTGGTTCAACCATGTAATCTGAAGTAGTCCATACTGTTTCCCAAGCCTGATCAAAATTATCATCTGTGGCAACTTGCGTGATTGTAACAATATCATCGATATCACAAGTCCACCAATCTTTAGGCGTAAAATATCTTGAAACAGGATTTGCTTGTGTTCCATCCTTATAGAAGAATCGACCGCAATAATCATCAATCATGCGACTTGCAGTCATAATAGCAACTTCGATGGCTAGATCATCGTTGATGTCATCGATTGCAAGTGCATTCTTGACATCCGACAACGTGCAATACGCATTCGTTAGTGCCACGTTCTATCCTTCTTTCGGGTTTCTCTAGTACGGCACGTTCTAATTTAGGAATTATAACTGCTGTACGTCTTTTATTTTTCTTGGTTATTTTGCCAGTCCACATGATGTTCCTCGCTTAACCAATAACTTTTCTGATGAGGCAATATTGCACCTGTATGCACATGGATTGGAAAACCTAATTGTCTGATACGTCGACTGAATAAAAGATCTTCACTGATCCACTCGCCATTGATTGGTCCATCCCAGAACCAACACCAATTATCTCCTTGGTTTGGATCTGCAGCTTCTCTCATTTTTTCTAGCACGCTTCTATGAATTAACAAACAACCAGTTCCGCATGCTTCAATTTCAAAGACTGAATTTTTGTCGTATTTATAAAGTGGTAAAAATCCTGCTTCTGATTCTGCAAATATTGCAGGAACTGGCTTTGGATACAAGTTTTTGTGAGCATCAAATGCTGCAAATACCAAACCTGATACAACAGGTCGTTCTTTATCGTGAGCTGCTTGTATAAGTTTATCAAATGTTTGGACACTTAATTGTTCATCTGTGTCTATCATTAAAAGCCAGTCAGATTTTGTATTATCTAAAAAACCTGCTACAACGCGATTTCTTAATTTAGATAACAAACCAGATCCTTTTATTCTTACAAATGGACCTAATCTGTCATCTCTAACTTGTACTAATTGAATCATGTTATATGCCCAAGCCGCATTTACTGTGCCTGGATCACATGCTCCAATTGAAACTTTATGCCCTGATTTCATAAATCCCCCTTAGAAGTGTAGAGCGAGTAGATCGGGGGCATTCTACTCGCCCTACACACTTGTTCTAAGCTAAGCTTAGAATGTTGGTGCTGCTAGACCAGTTCCAGAAATGATGGAAGCTGCTGCAGGGTAACGCTCTGCGGTAAACGCACCATATCCGTAAACTACAGTCTTGATTGTCAAGCTGCCAGGAGCAGTTGCATCGAAGCGTAGTGAGAATGGTGTACCTGGTTGCTCCCAAAGGTGCATTTCACGAGCATCAACCAAGTAGATTTCATCCTGGTTTGTTGCTGCGCCGTAAGTTGTACCTACGTTTGCATCTGTAATGATTGGAAGACCAAGTAGTTGGTATCCGCTGTTTGCGTATTGTGCAACGCCTGAACCAACGCCAATTGCATTCATTTGACCGTTTGCAGTTGGTACAACTACTGGACGACCTGCAGTATCAACAGCAGCTAGCAAGAATGCTAGACGGCGTGGGTGCATGATCCAGTGAGTTGGTGTTGTGAAGACATTGCTCTGTACTTGCTGAAGTGCATCAGCTAGCTTTGGATATAGCAATGCAACTGTTGGAGTTGTTGCTGTGAATGTGATTGCATTTCCGCCAGAAGCACGGATACCCTTCATCTGACCATTTGAGCCGGTTCCGTTAAGGACCTGTGCATCAAGTGTGGTGTGCCATGAACGGATCAAGTCTGCAAGAACAAATGCATCTACGCCGGTACCGCGTTCGATAACCTGACGTGATAGATCTTGCTGACCAGCAATTGTGCGAACTGGAACAGTCAACAGTGTGTCATCTGCATCGGTCTCAGATACTGCTGTATTCTGAGTTTCCTGAACTGCAGTTGATGTTCCTGTTGTCATGCGGCTGATATTAAGTGTCATACCAGCATTTGGAAGTGTCATCTTGTTTGTTGCAAAATCAGCAGTTGGACGGCCTGCGCGTGCGTATGGTGCAGCGAGATCTACCAAGTACTGTGGAACAACAAGACCTGTGAAGTTACCTGTGTCAACATCGCGACGCTCAATTGACTCTTCCTTCATGTGACGAGCTAGACGCTCGTTAGCAGCAAAGTCGTTTAGGACCTGTGCGTTAAATGCATCCTTGATGAAGGAGTGACCTGCATCTGGACGGTATGTGCGCTCTTCGCTGACGATCTTTACAGATGCGATAGATGGAGTTACTACATCAGCAACAACTTTGCGTGCTTCTGCAGCCTTTACATCAGCTTCGGCTTGTGCCTTTAGCTTTTCGATTTTCTCATCGAGTGAACGTGATTCTGCAACGAGGGCATCAACCTTCTCGGTTTCCTCAGCGGTTAGATCTGTACGGTTCTCAGCTGCTACTGCATCGAGAACTGCGTCCATTTCTGCCTTTACTGCATCACGGCGCTCGACTACTTTGTCAAGATATGACATTGAGTATTGCTCCTTATGATTGTTGGAATCGAGGTGGTGGCGATGATGCTCACGGCGCTTACGGGTGTGAGAATCGCTCCGACTTCGTATCTGTTACATTGTAACAGAATCTTATTTTACTGTGGAAGCTATTGCTTTTGCGAGGCGAAGTGAAATTGTACGAGATGCTACTGGCAATTCTTCATCCATAATCTCGACAATATCTTCGTCCATTGTTTGTTCTTCCATTGGACTTTCTTCTGAATCTTGCATTCCAAGTAGTTCAGCCATAACTTCTACTGCCTTCATTACATATTCATGGCCTTCTGAAAGATCTTCAAAAATACTATTTAGAACCAATAGTGATTCGCCTGAAATCTCACGGCCTTCTTTAACTGCAAGAATTGCATTTTTTAACAATTCGCGTGCTTCTACTGAA